GTGGCAAGTTTGTCCAGAGCGCTGCGACGGGACTTCTCAACGGCTGCAGCAGCAATGATGAGGGGATCGTCTTCTCCGTCAGCATCGTCAACGTCCGGGTCCAGCTCCCATGCTGATGCGACCTCAACCACTGCACGGGCCAAGGATGACACGGCTTGCGTCTGAGGTGGTGTCCAGTCCGCGGGCCAATCTGGCTCTGCGCGACCGCTCGCGGCAACATGCCTCACTGCATAGCCTCTCACAAACCCCTCCCTGTTGCCCAGCTCTACATCGAGTGCAGCTGCTGCCTTGAGCGTGTAGATGACGCTGAGCCAGCTGAACGTCCGCGGGAGGTGCTCGAGCAGATGAATGGCGCGGTGCGCATCCACTTTGATGTGTGGGCAGTAGTTCGGCATGGCGGCAACCGTGTGAGTGCTTACGTTGAACCTACCGCACACGCGGTTTGTGTTGGAGCACGGGACTGTATGTTTGGGGATTGCGATCGTGTGGCTTGACCCCGTCCAAAGCATGTTCCATAGTTGATCGATTGCTGAGGAGTTCTTCCCGTTACTGTGACCCAAACTGGAGACAGCGCAGACTCGCGCGAAGGCTGAGCCAATTGGGCCAAGGTCACGTGCGCCTCGGCTGACTCTACCTCGGGCTGAGGCCGCCTTGAACGAGCGCATGATGTTTGGTATACATCCCGCTGGTGTGCGATCGATGTCCTGTGTGGGAGGGGCATTCACCCAGATTGTTGTCTCGTACTCTGAACGAGCTTGACCTAGCAGCCCCAATGAGCCGGGTGCCTCGGCGTTCACGAGGGAGACGCCCGCGGAGTCGAACATTCTCTTGCGCAAGTGGCGGCAGAACGTGACAGAATCGTCGACGGTCTCGTCTCGGCCCTCGAATCGCAGGTAAGTCCAGCTCGTTGCAGCTTTCTTGTTGACGTTCAAGAATTCCTTCCATGCGCGATTGCGGATGTGGTGCGGCGCTGCGCGCAGGAGCTTGTCGCACGACGCGAGGCGCTCAAGGAGAATTCCTGTGATCGCGTGGGGGAGAGTTGCGGCAACTTCAGATGCTATGTCGGCTGACCACTCTGCTGACCGGAGGAATGACTCCACGCATCGGTCATAGTCTTCGCTGCGCGACATTGACATCAGACTGGCGAGCTCATCGTGCACCTTGATTCTTCCCAGGGCTGATTCTGCAACGCTCCGTCGGATAGCTGAGGCATCCGGGACGTTCGCTGCGTGGACCGACAGCGGGTCATCCATGATTGCGACTGCTGAACGTTTGTTCAGTTTCACGCAAACGAGCTCTTGAAGAACCTGGTTCATCGTGTTGGCCAGCGCAATGGAGTTGTCAGTCCCCAGCTGTGTCATCAGGTCGCGGATGGTGTAGATCGCCGACATTGCATTGTCTAGCGTAGATGCACCGAGCTTGTTGACCCAAGCGCCGTAGACGGGCATGCCGGCTCCACCGAGAGAGCGAGGAAGCCACGCAAAGAGAAACTCGAACCGTGCACCTTCTGAAGCAATGTTCTTGTTGCGCTCATACATCCTCCACACAGATCGCCAGCAGGCCAACGTGTATGCAGCATGGCTCTTGAACCCTCGGTCTGATGCACCGCAGTACGAATTGAAGATAGCATCCGTCTCATCATGCAGTGTCACCCACACGCGGTCCCACTCGCGGTCCGCCTTCGCTGCAATCTTAAAGGGCGTGAGGACCTCTGCACCATCTGCATACAGACGGTTAAGGAA